TTTCCGTAGATTCTCGAAACTAGTTTATCATCAATCAATTGCATTTATTTAATGTAGTTGATTTTTTCACAATTAGAGGGTTGTTTTTGTGAATTCTTTCATAGTTCTTAATGGTTTTGTTAGTTTTTTCATAGTGTGTGCTTGTGTTATTGGTTAGATCATCCCCTATCGTTGTAGTCTAGCTACGACTGCTGGGAATAATCGAAGTGTTGGTTAGTGATGTCCATAGTATTTACTGAAATCTTCCGATTTGATTAATAAATTTAAAGCGTCCCTTTAAGTCCCTCTCTGCTTCTCGGTTCTTAGCTACATTGTAATCCATCTCAAGATAGGGAACACCATGGGGATCAACGGCACGACACGTATCAATGTCACCTCCCTTTGGCCACATGAGGATTGCAATGTCAGCATCATTCTCGATGTCACCAGAATCCTTTAGATCATATAAAACTAGACCAGTGTCACGCATAGCACCAGTTCTATTTACTTGAACCAACAGAATCACAGCTACACCTAGCTCCATAGCCATCTGCTTAATGCCGTGAGACGCTTGTGATATACCCTCGTGCTTACTCATGTTTGAATTGAATGGAATCAACTGAAGGTAATCAACTACAATTATTTTTATGTCATGCTTACGCTTCAGTGATCTAGCCTTGGATCTAAGTTCATCAATACCCCTAGTGTGGTGAACCGTATAGATGGGAGCGTTTCCAACCTTATCGATAGCAGTATTAACTAGTTTATCTTCACTTGGAGTAATTGTCTTCTCCGTGTATTTCTTCAAGTTAACCGCTGAACAGGTCTGCGTCATACGCTTAGTTAACTGATCCGCTGGCATTTCAAAGCTGAAGATTGCAGATGGAATACTCTTCGTGATGGAGTTCCTAAGAACAAAGTTCAGAGCCAATTGGGATTTTCCACAGGATGTAGGTGCGGCAACCACACAGACTTCTCCGAGTGCTATGCCCCCCTCATCTAGCTTTTCATCTAAGTGGGGTATACCAGTGGGGATCTTCTCGGATACATATGTACCATCAGATATGCTCTTGAGTCTGTTCTTCAGCTTATCAGCGGATAACTTCAGCGTATCAGTGCCTCCACTATTGGAGTCCATGATTTTGCGAACCTCTGCCTCTGTCTTGGATGCGATGTCCGAGGGATCACTGTCCTCTCCGAGCCCCTCAAGTTGTATCTTATAGTGCCTAGCTAACTGCCTAGCTCTGCTCTTGGATAGAACAATCTTTGCGGCGGCACGACCCGCAAGCGGGGTACAAGGGGAATCCATTATAGAAAGAATCCTCGGCAAGCCCCCCACGGAGTCCAGCATTTTACTGCTACGTAGCTGGTTAGCTACATTAACCTCATTGATCTCGTCGTTATTATTTACGACCCGACCAATGCTATCATAGATAGCTGAGTTCTTATTGCAGGAGAAATCATCCTTTGTTAGGTTCGATGAAATCTCATCGTAGATTGCACCGTCGGCATCCGATATACAGCTAGCTAGTACGGATTCTTCGGCTTCGATTGCTTTTAGTTCTTTCATTGGTATTTTTTATTTGATTGGTTTCTAGTCTTGGGATTCTTCGCTAAGTTTTCGTATTCTTACGATTGTTGAGTAGTGCATCTTGTACTGCTTGGAAATCAGCGTTGCAGAGAAGTAGGGTTTAAACAAGATAATTCTTTTCATCTCATCGGATACTTTTACTGGTTCTTTATAAGTAGCATCCAAGTAGTCCTCGTAACTCATGTCCTGCATGAGTCCCTTCTTTTTTGCACTTGAGAAATCCCTGCGAGCATTACTGTAAAATGTTTTGGATGTAACTATGTTTACATCACCCTCTTCGCCAGCTTCCCTAACTGCGTTAATATAATTATCGATATAATCTTTCATGTTGTATTGAGTTAGATGTTTAAATGTCGTTGAGTTCCTCTGGAAGAATACCATTGGCAATCATTTCCTTGGTTTTTTGCCAGCATGCAATATTCCACAGCACAGCACCAAAGTGATCTTCGTCCACCTGCCCATCACGCAGAGCCCATAGGTGTCTATTGGCGGCATCGCAGTAGCGAGATAGTGGTATACCCTTCTGCCAGTTGTCCCTACCGTATTTGGTAGCTCCGTCTTCAAAGCGTTTAGCTATGGATTTAAGGGCACACGTTGGAATGAGCGATGGAAAGCCCTTGCCTTGCATCGAATCCCGAACTGCACCAGTTTTAAAGTCAGTCATTGATCCGCTTGATGGAAGGCTCTCTACGAATTCTGGAATTTTCCCATCGATTAAGTCTTTTGTAAAATTTTCTTCTGAAGTAATCATTTTTTATTAATTGTATTTTTTGGTAAAAAAAAGGGGGAACGAGGAAATACCAAAACCTCGCCCCCCCCCCGATAACACACGCATTGACTACGAAATATTAAAAGGCTTCTTCGCTAGCTACAGCCTCTTTGGCTTCCTTGAGCTTAACACTCAATGAATAGAAGGGATCTCCTGCCTTGCTTGTTTTCTTCCAAGCATTGATGTAGTAGTCCTTGCCCTCTACGTTTAGCACGCCGCCGATATCTGGGTGTGTTTCTTTTTCCTTGCGATTGTTTTTAAACATCGCACCGCTATTTGTATTATCGTATTTTTCCATAATTATAGTACCCTATATTAGTTCATTATTAGTTTTAGCTACCTTCTTAGTAGCTGGAGAATCTTTGCCATGCTTGTTATTGAAGTCAGCATCCTTGGTGTCGTCAATAGCTAAAAGCGAATTTAATGCATATTTTTTTGAATAAGATGAAGCAGCCCCAGTGATTTGAGATTCGTCCATGCCCTTCTTGGACAATGGCTCTCTAGCAAATGCAGTGGCACTCGCAAAGGGTGACTCTCCCCGTGCTAGCATTACAGTGGTTTTAATATAAACCCTATCCGCAACCACGACGACATCGTCGTTGGATAGAATACAAACCTCATACTTTTCCAGAATGGGTTTCACTGCTTCTAAAATATCTTCAGCACTACGATAGTTGTAGTTGCCAAAGTTATTGCGTTGTCCCTTGGGAGCCTTGAGTTCGGATTGTATTTTCTGCAATACATTTTCCGCACCCACTTGATCTGATTTTTCTTCGTTCATATGTATGATGTTATTTTCCATTAGTAATAAGTTTACGATATAAGACTGTGCGTTGCTTTGAGTTGGTGCAAGCTTTTATTTCACTTTTTTTTGCTTTTAATGCTTTTAATGCAAACACTTGATCATCAACCTTTAAGCGACCGAACCTTCCAGCCAACTGCTTTAATCCAACTGGATGCAGTGTGTCTGTGTCACCCGCTTCCAAATAATCAGCCATGTTTCTGAGGATCTTGGGAAGTCCAACACTGGAACTAGTCCCAAACCTACGGAAGCTATTTTCCACACGACCCAAGAAGGTGTTACCCTCCATGGATATCACTGCTCTAACCATTCCAGACTTATGGTTGTGATCAACGCAGGGGTTATAACAACCAGTCTCCATTATCGGACACTTCTCTGGTAGGTTCTCTTTTCGGTAACTCGCTAATTGGGAATGCTTCAGATACTTCATGTTCTTGGATGTTGGTTATTGTTATGATTAGCCCCCTCTTGGTTGCCATTGTTTTTTGTTTATTCTTAAGTGCCTTGCCAAAAGCGAACTTAATCGCATTAGCCTTGGAGTTAGCTATCTTCCAAGTGCTGTACTCAATATCTTTCCCTTGGTGGACATAGGTTATCTTGTAGGCGTTCACTAGATATTCATGAAGTCCATCCAGTAGATTTCCGCTGTTAACTTAAAGCGTTCGATACCCTTCTGCATCTGCTTCCAAGTCCATTCCTTGTGGTAGTGCTTCTTTGTTCCGATATCCACACATACACTCATGATGGTTGGGAGGTACTCTAAGTCCCACATCCTAGCTAGCATCCAGCTCTCGATAGCTAACTGAGTGCAATCCTTCTTCTCGTAGAACTTACCGCCACGACCCTTGCAGTCACGGCACTTATAATCAGCCATAAAATACTTACCATCGGGGAGCTTTCCAATGAAGTCCACACTACCAGCTACCTTGATCTCATCGTCCCAAGTAATTAACTCACTTGCGATGGGTTCAATGTTCTCGTCCTTGATATACTTCAAGAAGGGTTCAGCCCAGTCATCCCAAACTGAATCAAGCTTGGGTTTCTTATTGGCTATGATAGCATTGGTGTGATCCTCAAGTCTTCCGTGAACAGTCGTACCAAACTCAGAGGATGTTATTTCCTCGTTGTCAACGGGGGATATACGCATACCGTACTTACGAGTTTCAATCTCACGCTGGCTAGCATTGGGGAACTCCCTAGCTAGCTTGATGTACTGCTCTGGTGACCAGATGCCATCCAAGAATGGATCCTTGATAATACCCATGACTGTTGTCACAGATGGAAATGCACCAACCTTCTTTGCTTGGGATGGTGTAGATGCCTTCGTCAAGAAGGGTTCTTTGTCGCAATTATAAAAATGGCTCATGTTTAATAGGGTTCTGTATTTACTGTATTGTTATTATTATGTGAGTCTAATGGTATTGGTGTTTCATTTTTGCAATGGGTTATTTCATTTTTGCAAATGGGTTTTACAGATTTGCGAATGGCTTTAGTCCAATAGCTGTCCTTCTTCACTTCCTCCATTAGGTTATTAGATAGGCTATACCAACGAGTTTTGTCGTAAGCCATACGATTAAATGAGTCGCTAACCAATGCTGATTGCTTCTCAAGGTTCTTAAAGCATCTCCATATCTGCATATCAGAGAAGAAGGGGAATATCGAACGCCACTCCGCTCTGGAGTTGAACGTCCAATACTTCCCCTTGTGGTGATTTCTACCATCCTTCTCATTTACTAAAACGTAGAATATAATCTTATGCAGTATGATGGCTTCCTTTAGTCCGTACTTGGACGCTGTAGCCTCATCGAATCTAAGCATTGTCTTCCGCTTGTTTTTGATAGTGCATATCCATGATGAACATAACTCCCTCATTCACTGACTCACGATCATTCCATGGGTAAGTGCAGAAGATTGTGCTGTTCTCGTAGTTATGGTATTCGATGTATGCATCTTCTTCGGATGGGTGTCCAAAGGTCTCCCATTGGATTTTGTGATCACGGATGAAGTCCAATATCTGGTGAGCTGTATATCGTTGATCAACGTATACGCCATCATCATAATTATCAAGGGGAACTAATTGTGCAATCCCATCGCTTATTGCTAGGTTAATTTCATCAGCTATATTAGAGCAATCAAGAAAGATGTCGAACTCTTGACCATTCTCGTCTTCTACTGTTAGGTTGGATACTTCGTATTTCATGGTATTGTTTTTATTATTGGTTATCATTGTGGGTTTGACCCCTTAGAATTACTAGGTTTGCAAATTTGCAACAGGGTGTCAAATGTTTTTTCATAAATAAACAGGAGACGAGGTTGTCCATAGTAGTCCCATTGTCCATAGTAATGAGGGCGGAACCCTCCGAAGGAAGATTTTTGTGGATTTTTGGACACAAAAAAGCCCACACCCCTAGGAGTGTAGGCTGATTTATTAGGCGTAATGCCCAGTCGCACAAGTTTGACATAAGCCACCGTAGCTCATGTCGTCGCTCCCGCAAAACTCGCAGGTCTCTCTCCGCAGCCTCTCCTCAGCGGATGCTCTAGCAGATGTAGCTAGCTCGGCTATTGTCTTGACCTCACCTGTCACTGGATTGGCTAGCTTCTC